AGTCAACTGCGACTGCATCCAGTACTGCTCAAGTGAACGAGGGCAAAGAGCCTCTTGGATTTTCATTACGCCGACGGTGATGTTACGCTGGCTGAATGTGGTGTTGCCTGTTGCAGACCATCCGCAGACCGTTCCTGACCCGATGTTGGCATCGGTGTCCATGAGGTTAAGGGCGGCGGCTGACTTGATACCAACTTGTTTGGTGAACAAGGCAGCAGAACGAGCGGCGAATACCGCTTTGGTGATGAGGGGCAGCCTTTGCTGCTCGGTGTAGGCTGATAGGTTTCCGAAAGAAAATGCCATGGTTTTGTTTTTAGGGGGTTAAGGTTATTTGGAGTTTTTAAGGGATTGGATTGACTGTGCAATGGCCGCAAAGTTTTGAGCGGCTGATGCCTTGCGCTGCTCCACGATAGCGGATGCGGTTGGCTTGGGGGCTTCGGAAGGAAGTTCGGCGACCTTCTCGACGATATCGGTCATGGTTTCCATTTGGCTTGCAAATGCGGCCATCTTGTCCTTCATCTTGCCCATCTCGGTGTAGGCGGCCTTCAATTCCTCCATGATGCTGACCAGGTGCTTCTTGACGATTTCTTCCACCATGGCGGGGTCCACCAATGGGTAGCCTTCGGCGATTTCACTCACCACTTCACCTGCAACTTCGGGGGTTATCTCGGCAGCAACGGCCACTTCCTCGGCAGGAGCAGGGGCTTCGGCAACAACAACTTCGGTGATTTTGCCACCTTCGGTCTTGACGACACCAACGCCCTCAACTTGATGCTCTCCATCGGGAGCGGGCAGGGTTTCGTCTTCGGTGATGACATAGACGGGCGTTCCAGCAACGAGGTCGCCGTCCACACGGACAACAGTACCATCCACCAACTTGTAGTCGGCGAAGGCTTGCTTTTGGGTTGTGAATTTGCGGAGTTCGGTCCGCAGGGTTTCAATGGCTGATTTCAGGTTCATGTTATTGGGATTTGTAGGTTGGGTTGATATGTTGCAAAAAAGCGGTTAAGTCGTCTGCGAGGCCCGCAAGTGCGACCTCAAGTTCGGTCCCCGTGTTCTTCATTCCGAATAGTCCCTCCACCGAGAAACCCTTGAAGGCGTGACGATTCTCCCACACCTCGTCGTTCTCTACCTTGAAGGACCCGAACCAAGAGCCGTCAGGGGTGTCCTCGTAGCCTTTGGGGGGAAGGACGCCCCGTTCTGCGTCGGTGATGTAGGATTCAAACATAAAAACGCCATCCAGTTCGGCGTTGTGGTAGGCATTGACATTGTGCTGGTTGCCCTGCTTAAAGTATTTCTGCACGATCTTCCTGATCGTGGCCTTGTCGAAAACGACATAGTATTCCCCGTAGGTGTCGTCCTTGCGGAAGATGGGCGTATCGGCAAGCATCAGCGGTCCAGTCAACACCCTGCGTTCCCCCGTTTCGGCGAACCGTTGCGGGGTCTTGGCGAAGGCTTGGAAGGGTTTTTCAATGGCGGGCATATCAACGAGGGCGACAAATTGCACGCCTTCGTCCACTTCATCCACAGTCATCCGATATACGGGTAGTTCCATGTGGGGATATGTAGCAGTTAGCCCAATGTTGCAAATTCGGACAACCTTCGCACCCTGCTGGTCGTCTGCTGGATATCACGCTCCACGACATAGGCCCGCATGGGTTGGGTCTGCTGACCTTGGCCCGATGACAGGTCGCCCGTTCCGAGGTTGGTGGTTTGCGGATTAGCGAAGATGGGCGGCGGGGTCATGCTTGCACCTGCTGCTCCACCCATCACGCTCCCACCTGGAGCGCTTCCTCCACCACCTTGGAATTGCGTCGCTTTAATCTTGGCAACATTCGCAAGACCAGCGGCAAGGGCAAGACCTGCCTCCACAAATCGCTGACCTGGGAAGACCGTTTCCGTTGGCTTGATAGCCAAGGCCGAGTTCACCGCAAGGTAGGTGCTGACAATGGCTTGGGCTATACTTGCTGCCTTGGATACATTGAAGGCCCGCCGTTGGGCTTCCTCGCTCTTGCCTGCACTCGCTTGGATGATGTCCCCGATGACGGCAAAGGACTGCCCCACATATTTCTCACGAAGGGCGGCAAGGTCCGCTTCCCGTTGTGCCTGCCCCGCTGCTGACTTGGCTTCGGCATCGTTGCGCAAACGGATGTCCCGAAGATAAGCGTCCCGCCTGCGGAGCATTTGGTCCTCTTGGGCTTGGTCCTGCTTCATGATGCGGTCCAATTCCATCTCGTAGAGGGTCAGGTTCAAGTCCTCCACGAACTTGATGATGGCGTTGTTTTCCTCTTGGAGTTTGAGCAGGCGTTGCTTGGTTGCCGCTTCTTCGTCCTTGCGGCGTTGCTCTTGCTGGGCTTTGCGTTTGTTGTCAGCAGCGATGAGGCCGTCGGTATGCCTATTATAAGCGTCCCGATAGTTCTCCAACTGCGCTTCCTCCCTTTGCAGGGCCATCGCCTGCTCCGCTGCCCGTTGCTTCGGGTCGGGTAAGTTCATGAACCTGCGGACCGCTGCGGTGAGTTCGTCCCACTTGGCGATGAGTAGCCCAATGGCTGCGACTGCTGCGCCGATACCCGTTGCAAGAAGTGCGATGCGGAATGCCTTCATCGCTCCTGTGCTGGTTCCCACCGCCACGGCGTAGAGGGCCTGCGCCGCTGCTTGGCCTTGGGTGATTAGGATGGAATCCTTGTTCAGCAGGTTGGCCACCTGTTGCACACCGTTGGCGAGGGCCATCGCCGCTTGGACCTTGACGAGGGACTTTTGCAGTTCTTCCTCTTCCGCTCCAAACAAAGCCGCTGCACCTTGGGCGATTTGGAATCCCGCCGTGATACCCTGCACCGCTGATACGAAGGTGTCAATGGTTCGGGTGTCCGATGCGAGTTGCTTAATCCTTTGCTGAGTGTCCCCGATTTGGTCTTTGAGGCGGCCCGCCTCTTTTTCCATTTCACGGAATGCCTTCGTTCCGTCTTGACCAGCAAGGGCCATGTCAGCAAGGGTCTTCTGCAATTCCCGCAAGCGGGTCTTTGCGCTGGTCGTGCCAGCAGCGGTGGAATCTTTTAGCCCTACTTCAAGGACTATCTCTTTAGTTACATCTGCCATAGTTATCCTTCGGATGGGAGTTCGGGGTTAATGGGTGGTTCATAGCCCGGGTCGGTTGGGTCGGGGTCAATGGGACCGTTGAACAGGGCCGACGGGTCGTTTGCAATCGGGGTGGTGCTTGTAGCAGCAAAGTCAGCAAGGTTGAGGATGCGTCGCAGGGTCACTCGGCACGGCTTCATCTGCCCTACCAAGTAATCTCGTATTTCAAGCAACCTCCAACGGATGCCGCCGTAGTAGATGGGCTTGCGGAAGTCCAGTTGGTAGATGTCCACGCTTGATAGCAGCATCGTGAGTTCCAACTGCAAGGATTCCTGCGATACGGTTTCGTTGATGTAATTGAGCCAGTAGGTGTTGTAGAGATTGTTGTTGGTGTAGGCGTATGGGTTGCCGCTTGCGTTGACTGCGTTGTAGTACACCAAGCGAGGCTGCCCGAAGGCCAAGTCCACGCTGGGGGCGTAGGGGTTGTCGATGTGGGACACGAAGGGCAGGGCGGTTATCGGGGTTGTTGCAGCAAACCCGTCCTCTTCAAGACCGAACCAATAGAGCCAAGGCGATTGCCCCGTGATGCGGTTGTACTGTGCGATTCGGTAGCCCGTTTGCAGGGGCTTGATGCTTCCGCTCAACCGAGTGCCTTCCAAATCCCAAGTGCGGCCAAGAATCTTATCCGAGGCGAACGATGCGGGGATGAGCGTGCCGCATAGGGTTTCTACGACCTTATCGCCTTTGCCATAAAAGTTAGAGGTGTTGAAGATTCGCCCTCCGTAGCCTTCACGGGCCAAGGGGTAGGACTGCTTGTAAGTTTTGGACAAATAATCCCCCATGTCTTTGTATTTGAAGACGATGTTGGTGTAGGCGTTCGGGTCGCCGTTGGTCAGCACCTGCTCTGCGTTTTCGTCCGATTTCTGCGACCAATCCACCACGCCCGAAGTGTAGAAGTCCTTCCAAGGTTCGATGTAAATCAGCCTTGGGTCTTGGGGGTCAGGCATGAATTGGAGGTTGAACATCTTCTGCAAGTCCTGCAACAGGTCGCTCTGCTTCACATCGGCAGGGATAGCCGTCCGCATATCCAGCACCCCGATACCCAACGGGTTCTCCAAGCAAGTCCATTGCACGGTTGCCCCCGAAAGGACGCTAAAGTTTTGGGTTGCAACAACCGTATCAGCGGTAATGACAAACCCCACATTTGC